GATGAGACGCCCCTCTAAGGCTTGATTAAGGAATTAGACTTAGGAGGATACCAGGAAATGTATATCCAGAACAGGTGGAAGATAAAAGGAGAGATAGAGGTGGAGAACATATTCTCTGGCCGGTATGGGAAGAGGACTCCACCATCAGAAAGAAGAGCACCGACACCAGAGGAACAGGAGAAGATAAATGAGCAGCAATGCATCCGGAAACTCCGCCGGAAGATCCATGCCAACTTTGATAAGGACGATCTATTTGAGACACTGACCTATCGGCGGGACTGCAGACCGGATCCGAAGGGAGCAGCTCATGAACTGCAGCTATTACTGAACAGGCTGCGGGGAATATGGAAAAGGACAGGGACGGAGCTGCGCTACATAGTGGTAACGGAATACAAAAGCAAATCAATTCACCACCATCTGATAGTTAATGACCTATCGGATGGTACCGGGGCGAAGAAGATCGCACAGAGCTGGAGCCGTAATGGCCATGCCAACACCAAGTATTTATACGAGGATGGTCAGTATGAGAGGCTGGCAGAATATCTGATCAAGGAGACATCGAGGACTTTCAGGGATCCGGACAATCCATCAAAGCTCCGGTACAGTTGCAGCCGGAATCTGGTCACACCGGTGGCCAAGACCAGAATCCTTAAGCGGGATGACTGGCCAGAAGAGCCAAGGGTGCCGAAAGGCTACTATCTGGAGAAGGACAGCCTGGTCAACGGGGTCAATAAGATGGGCTATAGGTTTCAATTCTATCGCTTGATAAAGATTGGCGGCCAGAAGCCTCAGCATGGAGGAAAGACTGGGAAGAAACCAACATCAAGGAAGAATAAGAAACAGCGGCGGAGAGTTGCAAAAAGGAGAAAGAACAGTGACAGAACGAGATCAGATTGCTCATGAAGAGTTATTACGACAGATGAACCATGAGGTAGGGATTTGCATGAAGTGTCCACGGAAGAAAGATGAAATATATGGGGCGTGTGAAGAGCGTGGGTGCATAACTCACATGAACATTGAAGCCTTGGACAAGCAGATCAGGGCTATGGAGAGAGGTCATGTATCAGATTAACATGTATTTGGAGACCAGTATCCGAGGAGTCCGGGCGACCACAGGATGGTACGGATACATACTGGAATACATAGATAAGCTGGGAAATCCCCATATCATCGAGGACTACGATCGGGAGATCGACATAACACCGAACCAGTTGGGGCTGATGGCATTTCTGGAGGCACTGGATCGGGTGAACAAAGATAGTGAAATCACGGTCTATTCCGACAGTGCGTATCTACGGAGCGGATATACCAGGTATCTGCAGGACTGGAAGACCAACGGCTGGAAGACAGCCAAGGGTGATGAGGTCAAGAACAAAGTCCTGTGGCAGCAGATATCAAAGAAGACAGTGCGGCATGTGATCCGGTTTGAACCGGCATGGCCACACAAGTACAAGGCACAGATGGTTGCACACATTATGGAGAGGAAGAGCAAGGATGTTTGATAGATTTGGAGAGATGAGCTCATACACGGAGCTTAATGAGCTGGCTAAAAATTTGGCGAACGAAGGAGATATGGTAAGTTTGCGGCTCATGGCAAAGGAGAATGGTATTCCAGAAGATCTGACAGAAATGTATATTGCAGGCGATATGGAAGAACTCTGTGACCCTCTGACAGCAGCACTTGGAAAGTTGGATCTGGAGTGTGAGAAGCTGAAGCCACAGGAGATCATGGAGGACTGGGTGGAATATATCAGAACGCAGTGTCTGGAGAATGAGCTTCTGGCCAGACAGGTGCGTAAGAAGGGCAAGAACCTGGAAGGATGTATTGCAGAGATCTTGAAATGGTCTTTTAAGCATCAGACTCCAATCAGCAAAGAAATAATGAAGGCAGCAAGCGTGACCGCTGGCAGATGCACTTTGGGAATACCGGGAGCAGCAACGGCAAAAAGGCTGATCATGAGTTATTACATGGGAAAGTAGGTGGAGCAGGTGAAGAAGAAAGCAATAGAGAAGATTCCGTACCTGACTCTGCCGGATACCATAAAGTCTAAAGATGTGCGATATGTGGCAGTAACGGCACTTAAAGATATTGCTCATGAGCAGCATCTGTTTGTGGAGATTTACCGGAATAAAAAGAAAAACAAAGATGTGCCAGTGGTTCGAATCGTGGTTACGAAGAAAGATTTTGGAAATTATTTTCCGGAAGAGAATCTGTGGACCAGGCAGCAGATTAAGACAGAACATTATTACAGGTGGGAATTTCTGTGGAGCCCGGAAGAAAGCACATCTGAGGATCTGGCAGGAAAGAGGAATGCTGTTTTCAGTGAAGATGATTTAACCAGGATAAAAAGAATCTACAGCTTTGGAAACTGGAGCGTAGAGGAGTGGTGGCAATATATTTACTTCCATGAAAATCATATTGTGACAACGGCCAGAAGAAAGGCAGAGGATAGGAAGCTGGATAGACGCTTGAATGCACTGCATGAAAGGGCGGATCACACGCCGCCGCTTCCGGGAAAGATGATACTGGACAGGGCCGAGGATGTGTACTTCAGACATAAGCATTACCTGTATTACAAGAAGTACGGAAGCTGGGCACAAATCGCCTGCAGCAAATGTGGCGGTGTTGCGGATGGAAGATGGAAAGCAGGCATCTCCTATGAATCACAGTTCCAGAAGTTGATTCAGGAGCCAAGAGAGAAGCGTATCGGAGCATGCCCATTATGTGGAGCAGCAGGTGAGTACAAGTGTCAGGGCAAGGTAAAAAGTGCATATAGCGAGAAAAGACATTTATTTCTGGGGCAGAAATACAAGAAATCAGGAATGGTTATGCGTTACATCGAAGTGGAAAAGACCTGGTATATGGGACTTATTGCAGGCGAAAAAGGAGAAGAACTTTACAATGCCAGTGAAGAAGTGTCAGGTGTGGAGATTGCAAGGGCTTATTTTCTGCCGGGAGAGAATCCGCAGATCGATTATCACAAGCATGATTGGAATGGACAGGATTACTGGGATGATTGCAACCTTTCTGGGCTAGCAAAAATCATGGTCAAGGACGCACCGATACTTCCGGAGACCTATGAAGAAATGAAGGGAACCATGTTCCGGTATTGTGCCATGCAGGAATATGGGAAAACAGTAGGGAAATACTTTAATCCCATTAAGTATCTATCAAGATATACTGACACACCGCAGATAGAGATGCTGGTAAAGATGGGGCTAACAGGAATAGTAGAGCGGTTGTATGAATACAAGGACGATATCGGGTTAGACATAGATGCAAAAAGTCCGGATGGATTCCTTGGAATCCGGAAAGAACGGGTCAGACAGTTGATGAAGATGCATGGAGACATAAAGTACTTATCAATCATGCAGGCAGAGCATCAGATGGGAGCAGTCTGGAAGGATTCACAGATTGGGGATCTAGTTGAACTGAAGTTACAGTGTGACCAGATTGAGACGGCAACAACATATATGTCACTGCAGCAGTTTTTGAATCGCGTTGAGAAGTATGCAAGATGCGAATATGGCACTCGGTGTAGAGCGGCAGAGGCACAGCTCCAGGCGACTGCAACAACCTATCTGGATTATCTGACAATGAGAAATAATTTGGGGTATGACATGACGAACAGCGTATATCTGTATCCCAGAGATCTTATGATGGCTCATACACAGATGGTGACAGAAAGTAACAGAAAGGAAGCAGATAAGCGTGCGGATGAAGTAAAAGTAAGGTTTGCGAACATCAGGAGCAGTTACAGACGCCTGAGAAATGAATATTTCTATGAGGATGATCGGTATCTGATCCGACCGGCAAGATCGGCAGAGGAGATCGTGCAGGAAGGAAGAAGCCTGCACCATTGTGTGGGAGGAGATACCTATCTAGGAAGGCATAACAATGGAGAAACATACATACTGATGCTGAGATTCAAGGAATATCCAGAAGTGCCGTACATCACTGTAGAGATCGATGCAAGAACAGATGAGATCAGACAATGGTATGGGGCACATGACAAGAAACCGGATGAGAAGCACATGAAGCAGTGGCTGGATGAATATATCCATAAACTGAAAGCGGGATTACTGGGAGCAGGACAGGAAGCAGACCAGCAGGCAGATCAGATGATACTGATGCCGGCAATGTAAGGTGAAACCGTTACAACTTGTAACGGTTTGAGTAGAAGGAGAAAGAGATGGAAGAGTGTACACAGATTACCATGGAAGAATATCTCGGAATGAAGAAAGAGATCCGGGAGAATATCACAGGAATTGTGAAGAGCTTTGTGACGATCGGGCAGACCTTAATGCGGATCGATCAGACCAGAGCGTATGAGTTGGATGGATATAAGTCTGTAACTGGGATGGCCAAGGCAGAATATGGCATGTCACCGGGAGGTGTGAGTCGTTTTCTGGGCGTTTACAAGAAATACTGTGAGGCAGGACAGCTCAAAGAAGGGTATGAAAATTATAACTATGCTCAGCTGGTGGAGATGCTGAATCTTCCGGAAGAGGATGCACAGCTGATCACACCGGAAACAGACCGTCAGAGCATTCGGGAGCTGAAGAAATTCAACAAAGAGGGTCAGAGCGACATGCATGCTCTGGAGAACTGGAAGGATCAGACACCGGAAGAGGCAGAGAATCGGGAACTGATGGCGGCATGCCTGAAGGATATGTTCAAGATGGAATCTCAGAGCGATTATTTTAATCGAGTCTGCCAGTGTGTGAAAACGGGAGAGCCAACACAGAAATTTGCTGAAGAACTGAATCCATCAGGGAATCGTACCGTCAGATCCGGCCGGGCAATGGCATTCTTTTACGAAAAAGAAGTTAAATTGAAGGTGTGGAGCAGGGCGCAGGTAACCACCGTGGATTATGAGTGGATGCAGGACATCTTCACAGAGACATTTGCGGAGTCATTGGAACAGGAAAATGAGTTCTGGAAATGGCAGTACAGGAAAGAGGAGATGCTTCAGGAGCAGAACCGGGAGCAGGAGACAGAACAGGAGGAGCGGCATGAAGAACCAAAAGAGCCTGCCAGAGATTCTGGCGGAACTGAAAAAGCAGAGGACAGAAGTGTGGGCAGCAAGCCTGTGCAGGAAACCAAACCGGAGCGACCGGAGAAGAAGCCAGAAATTGCGCCGGCGCAAAAAGATCCAGAAAAACCAAAGTGTGAGAAGTGCCAAGATTGCAGGTTCAGTCATCCGGAATCACCAGCGAGAAAGACAGCATTCGAGGCGGTCTGCCAGGAATGCAAGGCAGGGGAGAAATTCCAGAAATACGTAGAGCCAGAACCTCAGAAACCTGAAGAGACAGAACAGGAGGAGCAGCTGGAAGAAGATCAGATTCCAGGTCAGGATACCGTGATGAATCATCCGGAGCTGCTTCCGGCCGGGATGGAAGCGCAGACAACAGCAACGATTGATGGCGAGAAGACACATGCCACAGTAGAGCCGACCAGGGAGCAGAGAAAAGATGAATGTCTGTCCCTGGTATCTATGATCCAGGGCAACATCGGGCTAGAAAATTATGAGGCAGCACTGAAGCAGGCACGGAAGTTGGTGGAGCAGTTGGAGGCATTGATGATTTGAGAGGAGGAAGCAATATGAATTGTGGAAAAGCTTGTGCAATATTTGAACAGTTGGAGTCAGACAAATACTCTGAGAATGAAAAGCTGACTGCAATAAAAGAAGTGTTGGACATGCCAACACATAATGGAATTACTAAAGACAAGATTTTAAGTGCATTCAGGTGGTTATTTGAACGGGCAGTGGAGGATGTGGAACCAGAAGAAGCAGAGGAACAGAGCCGGAGCCGTGGAGAGGAGAATGAACATGCCAAGTAAAAGAGTGGTGTATGAATGCAAATACTGTGGGAAAGACTTTGCAATTTGGGATGAATGCGAAGAACACGAAAAGTCACATCTGCGGGATTACCGTCAGGCAGACACAAATGAAATTATCAGGGAATTAAAATGGTTGAGTGATCATGCGTATGGTTATCATGTAGGAAATCTGGTTGTGGGTATCCCAGTTAGTAATTTTGAAAATCTGATGGACGAAGCGGCAAAACGATTGGAGGGAAAAAGCTGATGGAGAATCTTAAACCGTGCCATCTCTGCGGAAAAACACCAAAAATCGAACATTGGTCAAGTGGAGGAATGATGTATATGGTAAAGTGCAACAATCCTGATTGTCCTGTGCCGGTAATGTCTTATCCGGCAGGATATAACCTGAGTGAGGTAATTTCCGAATGGAACAGGAGGCAGCGATGAGACTGATTGACGCGGATTCTGTAAAAGATTTTTTCTTCTCAGAAACAAGTGGAGCAGAAGAGACTATTAGCGATTTAGCAGAAAAACATAATCTTACATATCTGAATGATGTAAATGAAGATGAGGTTATGAGTTTTGCGAAAGATTTACTGGAAGCAGTACAGAATGTGATTGAAACAGAACCCACTGCCTACGACCCAGACACGGTTATGAAGCAGTTAGAAGATAGAAGCACATTGGCAAAACCAGTGGGATGGACTAAACAGTATGAAATTGTAACCTTGAAAGATGCAATCGAGATTGTGAAAGGCAGAGGATTAGATAAATGCTAATGTATTCGAAAAAAGCACCGGGGAAGAAACGGCGGATCAAGCATCCGCCGAGCATCCTGCAGAAAAATCGTCCAGGTGAATGTTATCTCTGTGAGAAATTTGGAATCATCACATACTGGTCGCAATTAGAGGAACACCATATCTTTGATGGTAATCCGGGGAGAAGGATATCAGAAGAGAATGGATTAAAGGTCAAATTGTGCATCTGGCATCATCGGCTGGGTAAAGATGCAGTGCATAGCAACATAACCATGATGAGGATCCTGCAGCAGGATGCTCAGCGAGCATATGAAAGAACACACACACGGGAGCAGTGGATGGAGCTCATGGGGAGGAATTACATTGACACAGATTGAAAAAATATTACAGCAGTACCCGATCCAGCCGGAGGAGTTGGATTTGTATCGAAAAATCCTGAAGATAGGAGATGATATCTGGCTGGACGTTGATCATCTTGATATGAGCGGCACGAAATTCTTCCGGACGAAGAGGACAAAAGTCAGAGTTATAAAAAAGTATCCGCATGTAGTAGTTACACGGGATATGCGGACAGGGAAGGAACACCACACGACTTACATAGAATTGCTTATGCTGGAAAGGAATGCGCAGTATGGAGATACAGCTTTATAACGTGTATGAGGATGGAAAGTTGATTCTGAAGGATGCAAAGCCGGAGCAGATCTGGAAAGTGACAAAGAAACGGGTAAAGATATCCTACTATGCAGACAGAGACGTTCTGCTGTATGGGAAATACAGAATTGAGAGATCCAGAATTGAGCAGGATTACAATGAGATACGAGTGAAACGGAAAATGTTGGAGGACTGGGAGCAGCTGATAGCTCCGTTTAAGAAAGTAATTTGGGTCACGATGGTTGATAGGGATGCAAGGGTATTGAGGATAAAGTCATGAGTGAGAGACCAGAGATAACCAGAATATTGTCCAAATCCATACAGAAACATATTTGCCCGGGGAATGATCAGAGAATTTACTGGGCACGGGAAGTGACATTTGACTATTACACTGAAAAAGCAGTCCGAGTAGATTTCATGAGATTTAAGCCGGTGAATAATACAGTGTCAGGAATCGAAAAGGGCGACTTCTTTTGCTATGAGGTTAAGTCCTCAGTAGAGGATTTTCACTCGAAGAATGGTCACAATTTCCTGGGTGATTACAATTACTATGTGATGCCTGGCGAAGTATATGAGCAGGTAAAGAAAGAAATCCCATATCATGTTGGAGTCTATGTGCCAGATGGGATGCATTACCGGAGTGATTGGTACGATCTAAAGGCAATTAAAAAAGCAAAACGGCAGGACAGGAGCAGACCGGTATCAGAAATGCTGCTGATGATGTTCCGATCAGCAGCCAGAGAAGGGAGAAAAGAAAATGTATGCAAAGATAATGCCGAGGAAGACAACTGACAGAGGAGGATATCTGGCAATGCCTCTCAAAGTAAATATTCCAGAGCCGAAAAATGAAAGGTGGAAACTGACAAAATGCCCGCAATGTGGAGCAGAGTGCTGGAAGCCACCTCTTCCGGATGGTTTTACAGAGGATATGTTTGATGGATGGCTGTGTACATTTTGTGCCATGAAGAAGGGAGCGAGCTGATGAATGCATGTAGATTTTGTGGAATGTACCATGATGACGGAGAGGAATGTTATCCAAGCAGTATTGGGAGCAGGCGGAATAGATGGTTAAAGTGGCATTGGTGGAGAAGATAAGAAAGGAGAGGAGGCGGTAGACATGGACAAGAATATTCTTCTGCAACTGGCGGAGACGGTAAAGGAAATCGAGGATCTGAAGCGGCGGATCGCTGATGAAGAGAAAAAGCGGGAGCAGTACGAAAAATTGAGAGTATCTGATGTTGTGAAGGGTACCAAGACTGAGTGGATGATCAATGGTCCAATAAAAATTACAGGGATAGATATGAAAGATGTAGCATACCAGGAAAAGCTTCTGGCCAGAAGACTGGAATCCATGCAGAGACTACTTGATAAGCTAGAAAGGCAGAGGACAGAAGCAGAAGAGTATATTGCAAACCTTAAGGGGAGCAGAGAGCGCCAGATTGCCAGGTACAAGTGTATAGATAATCTTGGCTGGCAGGAGATTGCAAAAAAGATGGGAACCACTCCTGACGGGGTGCGTATGGAATTCAATAGATTGTTTAAAACCGGATCGCAATGATCCGGTAAAAAAATGCTTTGAAAACGAACATAAGTTCCGAACTGACATTCTAAAACAAAAACAGGATAGATGCGGGAACATCTATCCTGTTGAAAATGCTATGAGCATCTTCTGACAAAGAAATTATAGCATTTTCGCCATGGTCATGCAAGGAGGAAAATGCTATGACAAGAAAAGAATTGTTAAAAAGTGATATTTTATTAAAGATGAAAAATCATCTGGACAAAACTGTGTTATCCATTCTGGATGTGGTACTGTCAGAGGCTTTATATCATGTCGATATTGTGGAGGCAGAGACGCTTCCAGCAACGCAGGACATGACAAATGAGTATATCTTGGAACGCTTTGAGCTTGATAATGGGATCAATTTATCAGAGGAGTCGATGAAAGCGTACAAATGTACATACCGAGAATTTATGAGGTATATTCCAAAATCGTTGCTGACGGTAACCAAAGAGGATGTAGAGCATTATTTGCGCAAAAAGGCTCAGGAGGGAAATAAGAGCAGCTCACTTAATAATAAACGGCGGAAAATGCGATCATTGTTCACGTGGATGTGCAATGTGAACTTAATTGTGAAAAATCCAGCGACACCGATCAAGCAGTTTAAAGAGATCCTTGCGCCAATTGATCACCTAGAGCCGGAGGAAGTGGAGCAGTTAAAGACCGGATGTAAAACAAAACGAGACAGGGCTATGCTGGAGTGGTTGAGATCTACTGCATTGCGAAAGGGAGAGGCGGTGTCAGTCAACATCAATCAGATCAACTGGATGACCGGACAGGTGATGATCTACGGATCAAAAGGACATGCTTATCGGATGGTTTGCCTTGATGCGGTGGCACTGAAGTATATGCAAGAATACATAGAGGAAAGAGGACTTGACATACGAAGTAGTCAGCCTTTGATGGCTTACGAAAAAGGTGGGCATGTATATGCGTTATCGAAAAACGGGCTGTATGCAGCTATCAGGAGAATAGGAGAGAGATCAGGACTACAGAGGAGAGTGTATCCGCACCTGTTCAGAAAGACGACAGCGACCAACATTGTTAAACGAGGTGGATCAGATTCTGATGCAGGGGAATACCTCGGGCACAAACCGAACGGCGTAGCGGCCAGACATTATACATTCCGGGGACAGGAGCATGTGGTAAAGATCTTCCAGAATTTTGTTGCTGCAGTATAAAAAAATGAAAGAAGATAAAACTTGTTCGTTTTGTTCGCTTCAACTGTGCTATACTGTAGTCAGTTAAAAAGGGAGCAGGTAGATATGAGAGAGACGTCGGCGTGTGCTGGCGTCTCCTTTTTTGCGCCGGCGCAATAGGAGGTGAGCCCGGATGACAGAAAAACAGAAGATTTTTGCAGACGAATACCTGATTGATCTGAATGCCACACGGGCTTATAAGGTTGCTTACCCAAATGTGAAAAAGGATGAAACAGCAGCACAGGCCGGGAGCAGGATGTTGAGAAATGTCAAGGTTGAGGCTTATATTAAAAAACGCATGCAAGACCGGCAGAAACGGACGGAGATCACTCAGGACATGGTGCTGCAGGAACTGGCAGCTATTGCATTTGCCAATGCTACGGACTTCGCTCAGATCGTGAATGGTAGAGTGATCCTGACGAATACGGCAGATCTGTCGGAAGAGCAAATGAAGGCAATCGCCGGGATAAAAAGAGGTAAGAATGGAATCGAACTGAAGCTGAACGATAAAGAGAAAGCTTTGGAGTTGCTTGGACGGCATCTTGGAATGTTCAAAGATCGTCTCGAAGTATCTGGTATGGAAGCTGAAAAGGCTAAACTGGACGATATCCTTCAGCAGATGCGAGGTGGTGGATAGTGAGCAAGGAGCGTCTGGTACTGTCTGAGAAGTACAAGGCCTTCTTGCGGTGTGATGCTCCCACAGAATTTCTCGAAGGGACCACAGCAGCCGGTAAAACGACCGTTGGACTGTTCAAATTTATGCTTAAGGTGGCTGAATCTCCTAAAAAGTTACATATCATCGCCGCCAAGGATACCGGTACTGCAGAGAAGAATATTATCAACAAAGATCTTGGAATTGTGGATGATTTCGGCATTCTGGTTGAGTACAACGGAAATGGCACCAAGGATGAGAAGATTCCGCATATCCTATTCCATACATCCAGCGGAGACAAGGTTATATATGTCATGGGATATGGAGACAAGAAAAAGTGGCAGAAGGCTTTGGGTGGTCAGTATGGTTGTTTGTACATTGATGAGATCAACACTGCAGATATTGATTTTGTTAGAGAGGCTGCCATGAGATGTGATTATCTGATGGCAACATTAAATCCAGACGATCCGTCACTCCCGGTGTACAAAGAATATATTAACTGCAGCAGACCGCTCCAGGAGTGGGAGGCGGGAACACCGCAGGAAATTAAAGACGAGTTGAAAGAAGAACCAAAGCCAAAGTGGGTGCATTGGTTCTTTTGTTTTGACGATAATTTAGGTCTGACTGAGGAAAAGAAGCAAAAGATTATACGGAATACGCCGAAAGGTACGAAAATCTGGAAGAACAAGATCTTGGGATTGCGAGGAAAAGCAACAGGCCTGGTATTCCCGAATTTTGACCGGAAGAAGCATGTGGTTACAGCCGCATGGGTGCAGGCAGAAGTGAGAGCTGGTCGGATCTGCTGGAAGAAGTTTACGTGTGGAGTGGATACAGCGTATTCTAGTAAGTCGCCGGATACGATTTCGATGCTCTTCCAGGGAATCACAACAGACCGGCGCTTGATTACATTGGCAGAAAAGGTATATAACAATGCGGATCTGGATGTTCCAATCGCACCAAGTGATACAGCAGTAAAGCTGGTGGCATTTCTGGAGCAGTGTCGGAAAATCTGGGGATTCGCAAAAGATGTCTATGTGGACAATGCGGATCAGGCAACTATGACAGAGTTAAAAAAGTATAAGCGGCTGAAAGGCTGCATGTATAACTTCTGGGACGCATACAAAAAGCTGGAAATCATGGATCGTATCAAGTTGCAGCTCGGCTGGATTCAGCAGGGGTGTTATCTGGTGGTAGATGAATGTCCGGAGCATCTGGCAGAGCTTGATAAGTATAGCTGGAAAGACGATAAGGATGAACCAGAGGACAGGAATGACCATACGATAAACAGTTCGCAATATGGATGGATTCCATACCGGGCTATGATCGGTTTTGAGGAGGACAAAAAGTGAGGTGGCTGGAAAAAGTGAATGAGAGCATAAAAAGAGGTGTAAGAAGCTGGCTGCAGGTTCAGCCGGCAAATCCATATAATATCCGGATCACTGAAATGATGGATTTTGAAACAAATGCCATCCGCAACCGGATCTGGTATCGTGGTGATGGAAATGAACTGGAGCAGTTGTATGAGAGTCTGACAGAATATGCAGATAAATATAAGTTCTGGGCATCCAAGTGTACTCCTGGAATGGAGATGCGAAAGATTCATACAGGTCTGCCGGGGCTGATCATCAGAGTATTAGTGGCTATTGTGCTGGCTGATATGAATGACTTTGATTTTGACAGTGATAAGCAAAAGCAGATCTGGGAGGCAATTGCAGAGCAGAATAAGTTCCGGAAAAAGATGGAGAAAGCACTGAAAGAGATTCTGTATATCGGGGATGGAGCCTTTAAGGTAACGATCGACACAGAAGTAAGCGGGTATCCAATTCTGGAATGGTATCCAGGAGAACGGATAGAGATCATCCGTCATCGAGATCGGGTGAACGAGGTGATCTTCAAGACGCCGTATGATGTCAAAGGCAGACGATACATCCTCAATGAGCGGTACGGATATGGAAGCATTACCAATGAGCTGTATCTGGATGGAAAACAGGTGGATTTGAAGGTACTGAAACAGACGGAGAATTTGAAGGATTATACGTTTGATAAAAAGACGATTCTTGCAGTACCGATCCTGGTGTATGAGTCCAGTAAATATGATGGCCGTGGCGGATCAGTGTTTGATGGAAAACTTGATAGCTTTGATGCTTTCGATGAAGTGTGGTCCCAGTGGATGGATGCGCTTCGTGCCGGTAGAGCAAAGACCTATATCCCGGAATCATTAGTACCAAAGGATCCCAGAACCGGAGAGACATTAAAACCAAATTCATTCGACTGTCGATATTTTGCATCAGACAATAACATGGGTGAAGGAGCTGAAAACAAGGTTCAGACAGATCAGCCGACTATTCCTCACGAAAGTTATCTGTCATCTTATATCACAGCCTTGGATCTGTGCCTGCAGGGAATCATCAGTCCGAGTACGCTCGGCATTGATACCAAAAAACTGGACAATGCGGATGCTCAGAGAGAAAAAGAGAAAACCACACTTTATACCAGAAATGCTATTGTGGAAGCTCTTCAGGAGACACTTCCGGAAGTGGTTAGTGCAGCACTGAATGCTTACAACATTCTGCTGGAAAAGCCGGTGGAAAAGGTTAAAGTAGATATTCCATTCGGCGAGTACGCAAACCCGTCTTTTGAAAGTCAGGTGGAGACACTGGCAAAGGCACGGCCGGGTGTGGCTCTGATGAGCGTAGAAGCACAGGTGGAAGAACTGTACGGAGATTCCAGGGATGATGAGTGGAAACAGGAAGAAATAGCCCGCCTGAAAGCGGAGCAGGGGATAGCGGAAGTAGAAGAACCAGGAGTCAATATGGCTGCTGGTATTTTTGACGTCAATCTGGGAGGTGAAGGAAATGCAGGTGGCAGTGGGCAAAAACGTTTACAGAATGAGCCGACAGGAGTACCAGGGACTGCTGAAGGTGGCCAGTGAGCAGGTACCGTTCGGAATCTACGCGATTGAGAAGAAAGACTATGCAGAGCTGCGTTGTGATAAATGTGAGAGCATGTCGCAACTGAAGAAACTGACCAGAGGATTTAAGGCGCGGGGATTCCGGGTGTTGTCCAATGATGGGCGGATGTTGAAATCTGCGGGACTGGATGCTACGGAAGGAGCGCTGATGAGTGCAACGTAATGAATATGATATTGCAGAAGCCTTCCAGCGTATTGAGAATGAGCTGATGGCATCCATGATCCGGAATATGGACAGGCATCGGGCAGAAGAGACAGATGAAGGCTACAATTGGTCCATGTGGCAGGCAGAGCAGCTGAAGGCTCTGGAAAAATACAAAAAGGTCAACAGCAAGAAATACGGAAAACAGTTCCGGTCGATCAATGACCGGATTACAGAACTGATCCGCATGTCCAGAGAGAAAGGCAATATGCAGCAGGAGATACAGATCCTGAATGCAATAAAAAATGGTTTTAAGAGTGCCGGGAAAGTTTCAAAAGGAATGACAGCAGAGTTCTTTAAGCTGAATGAAAGGAAGCTGGAGGCACTGATCAAAGCGACCAGACAGGATATGGAGAAAGCAGAGACAGCAGTGCTCCGTAAAGCGAATGATGATTACCGAAAGGCAATCTTCAATGCCCAAGTGTACGCCAATACGGGAGCAGGCACCTATGAAAAAGCAGTGGACATGGCGACCAAAGACATGCTGTTGTGTGGGCTTAACTGTGTAGAATATGCCAATGGAGCCAGACATACGCTATCTGATTATGCGGACATGGCAATCAGGACAGCAAGCAAGCGGGCATATCTGCAAGGCGAGGGTGAAAAGCGGCAGGAATGGGGGATAACCACAGTTATCATGGCAAAACGTGGAAATCCCTGCCCTAAATGTCTGCCATTTGTGGGTAAAGTTCTGATTGATGACGTGTGGAGCGGTGGCAGGAGTGATGGTGTAGATCCGGAGACCGGGAAGAGGTATCCTCTGATGAGCTATGCTATCAGCAAAGGGCTGTATCATCCACGATGTAAGGATTCACACACTACATATTTTCCCGGTATTTCCACTGCTGATGATACCTGGACAGAGGAAGAATTGAAAAAGGTTGGTCTGCAGGCGAAACAGGAAGCCAGACAGCAGTATGCACAGCGTCAGAAAGAAAAGTATGACCGGTTGGCCAAATATTCGCTGGATCCGGAGAATAAGCGAAATTATGGTCTTAAAGTTGCAGAGTGGAAGGATAATGCAAAAAGCAATGACAAAGGATTGGATATCCTTGATGCTCATTCAAAATTCATTGATAAAATGAGAGAAGATGAGCAGCCAAGCCTTCATAAGGATAAGCTTGTGATGTATTCTGAATTCACAGATCTTATCAAGGATGAAAAGATTGCAGCTCCATTTGCATATATTCCGGCGGAAGATGTTATAAAGTATAATCCGAATGCACCGCATGTGTTTGATTATGACATGGATTATGTGTTTTCACACGAAGTATCACACAGAATGGATTTATTGGAATATCAGAGCTGGAAGAATGATAAGTTCCTCAAAGCTATTGAGACCTGTTCTGAAAAGGTGTATGCTCAAAGAGAAGAGATTCAGAAATGGTTTGATGTAGGAGGAAAATACGAAAACAGTTTTGCTCTGTCGGATATTATAGATGCATTGAGCAACGGTGCAGTAGATGTTACCATAGGACATGATGAGTCTTACTGGAATGAAAATACGGAAAATAAGCCGATGGAGATATTTGCGAATTTGAGTAGTATTGATGTCCTGAAGTTGGAAGAAAAAGAAGATATCCTCAAAGAACTCTTTGAGGCATACAAGGAGCTGATTAAGTGAATGGATTGATTCAGAAAATTAGAAATGACCCGGAAATTCGGGAACTGAAAGAAAAGTGCCATGAATTGACTGGAAGATGGATCCCGTATCATTGGGATTGTTTCAAAGATTTGGATGATTACAAAGAGCATATGAGAAAAATCATACAGGAACACGATACCACTGGTCAGTAGGCTGGTGGTATTTTTATACCCATTTTTAAGAAAGAGAGGAAGAATATCATGGGAATGACTTTTGGAGAAGCTATTGAGAATATGAAGAAAGGGGAAAAGGTTGCCAGAAGAGGCTGGAACGGAAAGAAGCAGTACATCCAGCTTGCTACCGGAATCTCTTACAAGACCGCCCAGGGTGAGATTGTCAACTGTGAGCATGATGCAATTGGGAATAAAGCAATCGCGTTTGTTGGCACATCTGGAGTGCAGATGGGATGGCTGGCATCTCAGGCGGATATGCTGGCAGAAGACTGGGAACTGGTTAAATAAATGCAAGAATACTATACAGTTACCAAGGATGTGGACATTCTGGCACCGTCATGGCTGTCAGAACGCATCGAGAAGGGCATAGCAACAATCCTGTACCGGACTAGAGATGGTCATGCAGAAGTGAAAGGGGTGAGAGTAAAAGGTGACGATGTGGCACAGATCGGTGACACGATCATGTTCAATGGCAGACGGATATCCGTAGAAAGGCGGTGATCCAGATATCTCGGAGCTGTCCGTGAAACAGCAGCTGACGCACGCAGGCAAGTCCTGGGTGCTGTTTTTATGCCCGAAGGCACAAAACTACGGTGAGACACACTGAATGAACTGTTTGGGAGACACCCATAAAACTGTTATAGAGAGACACTCTTAAAACTGTGGAAGGAGACTAAAAATCATGAAAAATCTGAAAGCAATGAATCTGCAGATGTATGCAGATCCAGCACCAGCACCGACATCAGCACCAAGTCCGGCGCCGAATCCAACACCAACACCTGCACCGGTGGAAATCGATTATGACAAATTGGCTCAGTTGATTTCTGGTAAACAGGCAGCGACCGAAGACAGCCTGCTGAAAGGATACTTCAGACAGCAGGGACTCAGCCAGGAAGAGATGGAGCAGGCAATCGCTGCTTTTAAGCAGCAGAAAGCCGCCAATACTCCGGATGTTGGAGTGTTGCAGACACAGATGACTCAGGCACAGGCTGCTGCTCAGCAGGCTCAGATCCAGGCAACTGCAACACTGGAGGCCGTAGCACTTGGAATTGATGCAAAGAGCATTCCGTATATCCTGAAACTGGCAGATTTCAGTCAGGCGGTAGGGCAGGATGGAAAGATCAACAATGAAACTGTAAACAATGCGCTGAAGAAAGTGCTGGAGGATGTACCGGCTCTGAAACCTCAGACTACTGGGACAGCAGGCTTTGTCCAGGTTGGTGCAGCAAGCGGAAGTGCAGGAGAAGGACAGCCCCAGCAGGCAACACAAACACAGCAGGCAGTTCCGACAAAGCGTTGGAACCGTTTTAACAATTAGTAGAAAGGATAAGGTGAATATATGCCAAACTTAAATTATGCACAGGTATGGGAGCCTGAATTATTAGAGATCCTCATGCAGGGAACTCTGACTTCTCCCTTTGTAACCACAAATGTAAAATGGCTGGATGCAAAGACTTTCCATTTTACTCAGATGTCTACTTCAGGATACAAGAATCACAGCAGAAGCGGTGGCTGGAACAAAGGTAACTATGTTCAGAAAGATGTACCGTTCACTGTGACTCATGATCGAGACATCGCTTTTCTGGTAGATAAGGCAGATGTGGATGAGACCAACTCGACCGCATCTATCCAGAATATTTCCAGAAACTTTGAGCAGACGCAGGTGGTTCCGGAGACAGATGCACTGTTCTTCTCCAAGGTGGCACAGGCAGCGCAGAAAGAAGAAGGTTATCATTCTTCTACTGCAGTTTCCGGATATACCAAAGCAAAGGTATTCGGGATGCTGAAAGATATCCTGGCAAAAGGAAAGCTGAGAAGGTATAAAGCGAACGGTACTCTGGTGATGTATGTATGTAGCGATATCATGGATGCACTGGAGCAGTCCACAGAGTTTACCCGTAAGATCGAGATGACTCAGATTGCAGAGGGCGGTCTTGGAATTGAGACCCGTGTAACGGAGATTGATGGAGTGCCGATCATGGAAGTAGTAGATGATGAGCGCTTCTATGATGCATTTGACTGGGAGCCGACAGACGGAGGATTTGCTCCGCTGAAGAAGGTTACAGCAGACACTGAACATGGTGTAGAGGCAGTGACTGGAGCACATAAGATCAATGTACTGGTTGCTTGTGGACAGACCTGTAAGACCGTACCGAAGATCTCAAGCATCTATTACTTTGCACCGGGTGCACATACCGAGGGAGATGGTTATCTGTACCAGAACCGCTCTTTATCTGATGTATTTGTGTTCCCGAATGGAAAAGACGGTAAAGTGGACAGTGTTTATGTTGATGTAGATACTACCGAGTATGCAGGGGAGTGATCCTATGGCATACGAACCGTATGTAACATCAGATTATTACAAGAATGAGCATGGCGGAACGATCGTGCCGGAGGAGCAGCTTGCAAAAGCTCTCCGACAGGCCAGTCGTCATATTGATACCCTGACCTACAACCGAATCGTAGGTCAGGGATTCTCTAATCTGACTGCATTCCAGCAGGATATGATCCGCGAAGTGGTCTGCCAGCAGGCAGATTTCGAGGTGGAGAATGCAGATATGATCAATACAGTGCTGCAGAGTTACAGCATCAATGGTGTGGCAATGCAGTTCGGCGGATCCTGGAATGTGCTTGTTGGAAAAGGTGTTGCGATGAGGGCAGATGTGTATGCACAGCTCTGTCAGACGGGTCTGTGCTGCCGTTTGGCGAGGTGAGACCATGAAATATCCGTGTTTGATACAAAAACAGTTTTGCAAGACGCCTATACACGTACATCTGGAGTCTGAAGAGCTGAATAACCTTGGGGCACCGAAATATGTGTTTGACACAGATCTGATGTGTAATTTCCAGGATAAAACAAAGACGATCCTGACTGCAGAAAAGAAGCTGGTGCAGGTCACCGGTACAGCCATGTTCCCCGGAGACATTGCTCCGGATCTGCCATCCTTGAGTGGAGGCACACTGACCGTATTTGGGCAGGAACGGCGGATCGAGCAGGGCTGCAAGAACCGGAATCCAGATGGATCGGTGAATTACTGCAGTCTGGAGGTGGTCTGATGCAGGTGAAATCAACGGTAAAGCTGAATATGGCGCGGATCAATGAGCTGTCCCAGGCAGCAGTGAGAGCGTTGGAGCAGACAGCGGAAGCACTGCATACGGAAGTTGTGCAGGCGCAGGTAATGCCGTTTGATACTGGCCATCTGGAAGAAGATGCAACCTTTGTGGATGATAGCAATTCGTCCAGTGGGAAGGTGTCTTTGGTTTCTGCCACACCTTATGCCAGACGGCTTTATTATCATCCAGAATATAGATTCCAGAAGGGTGAAAATCTGAATGCAAAAGGAAAATGGCTGGATGATTGGTTACCGGGTGGAAGTGAAGCAGACTTTGCACCGAATGCATTTAAGAGATTTTACAAGAAGGAGAGTGGTGTGTGATGCTGAAGACCACAGACATCCGTGAATGGATTGCTTCCTTGGGAATTGCCGAAGATGAGCATGTCTATATGGGTAAGTTGGATAACAAACAGCAGAAGTCCATCGGTGTATACAGCCGCAGCGCTTCTGGGCCGCCGAACATTGCACTTGGCGGGTTGGACTATACCAGTTACGATGTGCGATCAATCTCACTGCTGGTCCACTGGAATCGCAGTAAGCCGGAAAGTGAAGCAGCGGCATATGAATTATTTGAGAAACTTGAAAATGTATCCAGCCTGAGCATAGGAGATACCCATATCAATTACATCCGCCTGATGGTGCCTGAACCGCAGGACGTGGGAACGGATGATAACGGGGTATATGAATATGTGATCTGGCTGGATTTTATTTATCAGAGAAAGTGAGGAATGAAGAATGGCTGAAACAGCAGGAAAAGTGTACCCGGTACATAATAATATTTTTAAATTCGGCACCAAAGGGCAGGAGAGTCAGGACGAAAACATGGCGATGCCATCAGATCTTGAGAATTTCTCCCCATCCATTGATGGTACTGTGGAAGAGTGGTATGCAATGGATGCAGCCGGTTGGGCGAAAGCCGCAATGACCGGAAAAAAACTGAGCTTTAGCTTTAAAGGAAAGAGATCCGTGGGGGATGTAGGAAATGATTATATTGCGGGTCTTGCCTGGAAGTTTGGTCAGGATGTTATGACCAAGTTTGAGTGGACTATGATCTCCGGTGCGAAGCTTTCTGGCATCGTGGTAATCAACGTCACGACCCCTGGCGGCGGCGATACTACAAATCTGGATACATTGGAGTTTGAGGCGATATTCTATGGAAAACCGACATTCACGGCGGCGGCAACATTATAAGGAGGAACGAAGATGGCAAGAAAAGTAGATATTACAGACAAGCTGACCTTTGATGGTAATCCGGTCCTTGTGATCAAAGGAAAAGAGCTGGAGATCAATGCAGACGCTCCGACCGTGCTTCGAATCATGAATCTGGCAGTGGATGATCCGGGTCCGAAAGAAGTTGCAGCGATATATAATCTGATATTTCCAGATAAAGACAGAAAAGAGATTGAGAAGATGAAGTTGTGTTTTGATGACCTGGTAACGATAATCAAAGCGGCTATAAGTCTTGTTACTGGTGAGGAAACAGACCAGGGGGAGCA